AAGGACGCTGCGGCGAATCCGCGCAAGGCGCTGCGCTTCACGAAGCTCGTTCCTCCGGGGGCGTGCTGATGGGCCTCCTGTCAACGATCTTCGGGCGACGCCCGGCAGCGACTACGCCCCGACGCACAGGCAGTCGGCGTCCGGTTCTCCGCGCCGGCTTCGATGCTGCGAAGACCACCGACGACAACCGACGCCACTGGGCCGAGGCCGATCACCTCTCCGCCGACGCCGCAGCGACGCCCGAGATCCGGCGCATCCTCCGTGCCCGCGCCCGCTACGAGGCCGCGAACAACTCCTACGCCAAGGGCATCGTCTCGACGCTCGCCAACGACTGCGTCGGCACCGGGCCGCGCCTTCAGGTCCTCACCGACGACCCCGACGCGAACGCCGCCATCGAGGCGGAGTTCGCTGCATGGGCAAAGGCGGTCGACCTTCCCGGCAAGCTTCGCACGATGCGGATGGCGAAGGCCGTCGACGGCGAGGCCTTCGCGCTTCTGACGACCAACCCCGAGATCGCGAGCGCGGTCCTCCTCGACCTGCGCCTCATCGAGGCCGATCAGGTCGCGACGCCGACCATGCGGCTCGCGTCCTTCCTCGGTGATCGCGACGTCGACGGCATCGAGTTCGACTCCTTCGGGAACCCGACCTTCTACCACGTCCTCCGTGCTCATCCGGGCTCCGCGTTCGGCATCCCATCGCTCGAGTACGACCGCGTGCCCGCTGCGGGCATGCTTCACATCCACCGTGTCGACCGCCCCGGGCAGTCGCGCGGCGTGCCCGAGATCACTCCGGCGCTGCCGCTCTTCGCTCAGCTCCGACGTTTCACGCTCGCGGTGCTCGGAGCTGCCGAGACCGCCGCAGACTTCGCGGGGATCCTCTACACCGACGCACCGGCTGCGGGCGAGGCCGACTCGATCGAGCCGATGGACACGGTCGAGCTTGAGAGCCGCGCCCTCGTCACCATGCCCGCGGGCTGGAAGATGGGCCAGGTCGACGCGAAGCAGCCCTCGACGACTTACGGCGAGTTCAAGCGCGAGATCCTCAACGAGATCGCGCGCTGCCTGAACATGCCGTTCAACGTCGCGGCGGGCAACAGCGCCTCGTACAACTACGCCTCCGGTCGCCTCGACCACCAGACCTACTTCAAGGCGATCCGCGTCGAGCGCAGCGAGTTCGAGTGCCGCGTGCTCGACCGCATCCTGAACGAGTGGCTGCGCGAGGCGACCCGCGCGCTCGGCATTCTTCCCGCCCGTGGGGGGCTGCGCGACGCGATGACCGTGCCACACGCGTGGTTCTGGGATGGCCACGAGCACGTGGATCCCCTGAAGGAAGCCACCGCGCAGTCGACCCGACTCGCATCGCACACGACGACCCTCGCCGCCGAGTACGCCCGTCAGGGACTCGACTGGGAGGACCAGATCCGCCAGCGCGCGAAGGAGATCGAGCTCATGGACGAGCTCGGCCTCATCGCGCCTGCGGTCACCACGAACAACCAGACCGCCGTCATGGAGGACGATGATGCCCCACCGAACACCCCCCAGCGCAACTGAACTCCGCGCCGTGCGGATGAGCGCGCCGATCGAGCGATGGACCGACATCGAGGCCCGAGCGGGCGACAGCGCCGAGGCCAAGTCCCTCCGCCGCTTCGAGATGGTGGCCTACACGGGCACCGCGATGGAGCTTGCGGGCTGGGACGCGCCGGTCGTGATCGACCTGGCTGGACTCGCCATCCGTGGCACCGCGCGGCCGATCCTGAAGGATCACTCGCCGTCGATGATCGTCGGCCACACCGAATCGGTCGGCGTCGAAGCCGGACGGCTTCGCGTTGCGGGTCTCGTCTCCGGTTCCGGCCGCGTCGCGGGCGAGATCGTCGAGTCGAGCAAGAACGGCTTCCCGTGGCAGGCAAGCGTCGGCGCGAAGGCGACTCGCGTCGAGTTCGTGAAGAAGGGCCAGTCCGCCTCGGCGAACGGCCGCATGTTCGAGGGACCGGTGCACGTCGTGCGCGCGTCGACCCTCAGCGAGATCAGTTTCGTGGCCCTCGGCGCGGACGACGACACGTCGGCGCGCGTGGCCGCGATTGCGCCCGCCTCCGGTGGCGATGACAACGAGGACACCATGAGCACCGTCAACGACGACACCACCGACTCGCACGCCATCGCCGATCCGATCGCCGCGATGCGCACGCAAGCAGCAGCCGAGGTCAAGCGGCTCGCGGCGCTTCGAACGATCTGCGCCGGCCACTCCGACATCGAGGCGAAGGCCATCGTCGAGGGCTGGTCGACGGAGAAGGCGGAACTCGCGGTCCTCCGCGCCGCACGCCCCGTGGCCGGTCCCTTCATCAACTCCGGTCGTCCGTCTCCCACCGCGAAGGTGCTCGAAGCTGCCGCCTGCCTTTCGGCCGGCGTCAGCGAGAAGCGTCTCCTCCGCGACTTCGGCGAGCAGACGCTTGATGCCGCGCACTCGATGCGCGCGATCGGCCTCAAGGACCTCGCCGCCAACTGTGCGCGGCTCGAAGGGAAGGACATCCCGCACGTCTTCGGCGACGGCACCGCGACCATCCAGGCGGCGTTCACCACGCTGTCGCTGCCGACGATCCTCGAAGGCACGATGCAGCGGACGATGCTCGAGGCGTACGAAGCCGTGCCGCTCGTCGCATTCGACGTCTGCCGGGTCGGAAGCGTGAAGGACTTCCGCGAGGTGAGCCGCGTGCGACTCCTCGGCGCCGGCCGCTGGGAGCGTGTCGCGCAGGACGGCGAGCTCCAGAACGGCAAGGTCAGCGAGCAGACTTTCAAGAATCAGGCCGAGACGCGTGGTCTCATGATCACGCTCACGCGGCAGGACATCATCAACGACGACCTCGGCGCCTTCCTTGATCTGCCCCGTCAGGTCGGCATGGACGGCGCTGCGACGATCGACGACGAGTTCTTCCGGCTGCTCCTCTCGAATCCTTCGAGCTTCTTCTCGGTCGGCAACAGCAACTTCCTCTCGGGCGCGGACACCGCGTTCGGGGTCGACTCGCTGTCACTCGCACGGGCGACGTTCCAGAAGATCAAGATCGGACCCGGAAGCGAAGCGAAGGACCAGAAGCCGATCAACATCCGCCCGACGCGGCTCCTTGTCCCGGTCGAGGTCGAGACCGACGCGCAGATCCTCCTCGGCTCGTCGCAGATCCAGCTCGACGGCTCGTCGGCAAAGACGAAGCTCCCGGTCGACAACCCGCACCGAGGCAAGTACGGCCTCTCCGTCGCGCCGCATCTGTCGGACACCTTCTACACCGGCAACAGCGCGAAGGCGTGGTACCTCTTCGCCGACCCGAAGCTCGTGGCGGCGTTCGAGATCGTCTTCCTGAACGGGAAGCAGCAGCCGACCATCGAGCGCACGCCGACTCCGGCGAACACGCTCGGGGTCTCGTGGGCCGCGTACATCGACTTCGGCGTGCGGGAGCAAGATCCCCGCGGCGCGATCAAGGTCAAGGGCGAAGCGTAAGCCGTCGCCACTCCGCAACTCCTCACTTCTCCGGAGGCAGCTTTCCCATGCACCCGACAGTCGTCATCAAGCAGACCCCGGTCGGACTCGATGTCCAGATCGACTATCCGGCGCTCCCCGACGGCGGCGAGCGTCCACCGGTCGTCCAGTCGATCGGCCCGCTCGTCCTCTCGAAGTCGGCGCGTTCGAGCGTCCTCAGCGTCGACGCGGAGATCCCGCCCGAGATCCCCGGCGAGATCGCGGTCGAGTCGATGCAGCTCATGGTCGGCCATCCCTGCGACCGGAACCTCGACGGCACGGTTGACGCGGCGGACCTCGGCATGCTGCTGGCGGACTCGGACGTCGACGGCGCGGCCATCGGCCGCCTGCTCGGCGCCTGGAACGAGCGCACCGTACCGACGCTCGTCGCCCGCTCACCATCTGTCCCCAGGATGGGCGGCACCGGCGGCGGCAAGTTCAAGCTCACGGTCACGGGCTCCGACCCGGTGATCGCCGACACCGACGGCTGGGTGTTCGTCACCCACCGGATCACGCTCCCACCGAACACGCCCGCGAAGGTGCGATGGCTCCTTCCGCTTGCGCCCGCCTCTTCCCCCTCGAATCCCGCGATCAAGGAGTCCTGACCCATGGCTCGTCTCGTTCATGAAGGCAACTCGATCGACTACACGCCCGGCAGCGACACCGCCGCAGGTGCGGTCGTCGTCCAAGGCGAACTCGTCGGCGTCACCGCCCGCGACATCAAGGCGAACAAGCTCGGAGCGCTCGCCGTCGCTGGCGTCTTCGAGCTCCCGAAGGCGACAGGCGGCAGCACGGCCATCGCGGCCGGGGCGCTCTGCTACTGGAACGCCGGGGCGTCACAGGCAACGACCACCTCCGCTGGCAACAAGCTCATCGGCAAGTGCGTGAAGGCGGCCGTCGACGCTGACGCGGTCGTCCGCATCCGTCTCTCGCAGTGAGAGTGACCTCTTCATGCCCGACCTCATCGCCAACGGAGCCGCATGGCTCGCCGACCAGCGGAAGGCGCATCTCTCGAAGGAGATCGCCTACGTCACAGTCGCGACCAGCGTCACCGTGCTCGCGACCATCGGGAAGACCGAGTTCGAGGTCGTCGGCGAGGACGGCGTGATGGAACGCATCGAGTCGCGCGACTTCCTCGTCGCGACTGCTGACCTGATGCAAGCGCCTGAACGCGGCGACCAGATCCGCGAGACGGTCGGCCCGACCGTCTTCGTCTTCGAGGTGATGGCACCCGTCCAGAGTGCTCCCCCGTGGCGATGGGCCGACGCCCAGCGCACCGCCTACCGCATCCACACCCGACTCGTCTCCAAGGAGAACGCATGACCGAAAGCACCTTCATGCTCGAACTGATCAGCTGGTTCCAGCTCATGGCCCTTGTCTGCGGCCTCGTCGCCGTGTTCGCCTATCTCGGCGAGCGGAACGGCCAGATCGACCAGAACGCACGCGCCATCGGCAAGCTGACCTCCGCCGTCGACGACCTCGTCAAGTCCCAGGCGACGATGAACGCGTCCATCACGAGCGAACAGCGTGCCATCGAAGGTGTGATCCGCCGTCTCGACGACGTCGTGCGTCGGCTCGAGGAGAGAGAGGACGCATCGGGGCGCCCAACGCGTCGACGACACGACGACGGTCCGGCGGTCGCATGCGAAGCGGAGGACCGCTGACCATGCCCGCCCGCATCGTCCTCGTCGCCGAGGCAGTGGCTGCCGCGATCAACGCGGCCGCGCTGCCGATTCCCGTCCAGGCGCAGATGAAGTGGATGCCGCTCACGGCCCGCGAGGACATGAGCGTCATCGCGTGCTGGTCGATCCCCGCGAGTGAGACACCGTCGGCGCTCGGTCGCCAGCGCGGCCAGTACGACTGCGAGATCCTCGTCGCGCTCCAGAAGGCCGCCGAGGACGAACCCGAGATCAGCGCGCTCGCCGAGAACCTTGAGGCGATCGCGACGGCGCTCTTCCAGAAGTCGCTGCCGCTCGTCGTCGAGACCGTGCCGCAGGGCGAGGCCGCGTTCATCTCGATGCGGATCGATCCGATCGTCGACACCGAGCACTGGAACCGGCTCAAGCAGTACACAGGCGTCATCCGTCTCGTCTACCGCGTCTTCGTCGCGACGGGAGGTGGCTGATGGCCGCAGCCCCGATCGCCTTCGAGGTCACCGTCGGCGCGAGCTACGTCCGGCTGTCCGCGACGCGCCTGATTGCCGACGTGACTCTCGTCAACAACACGGCCGCTCGCACGATCTACGTCTCGACCGACAACGGCACGACGCGCGCGTCGCTTCCGACCAACGTGCCCGTGCGCCTCGGCCGCGTCGACCTCAACGCAGTCTGGGTGGCGGCGAACTCCTCCGGCACGCTACTCGCCGTCGTCGGCACCTCCTGACTTCGCACGGACTCGAAAGGACCCCGAAAGGACTCCCTCATGGCCATCCGACTCGGACTCAACGCCAAGCTCTACCGCAACACCGGCACGTATGCCTCGCCGACGTGGAACGAGATCGGCAACGTCAAGGACGTGACGCTGAACCTCGAGTCCGCCGAGGCGGACGTCACCGTGCGCGCCAACAACGGCTGGCGGGCGACGGTGCCGACCCTGAAGGACGCATCCATCGAGTTCGAGATGGTGTGGGACACCGCCGACGAGGACTTCCAGTCGATCCGCGATGCGTACCTCAACGTGACGACGCTCGATGTGCTGGCGCTCGACGGTCCCGTCAGCGGCGCGGGCTCGACCGGCAATCAGGGACTTCGCGCCGTCTGCAACGTCACCGGCTTCTCTCGCTCCGAGCCGCTCGAGGAGGCGCTCAGCGTGAGCGTCACCGTGAAGCCCGCCTACTCGGTCAATCCGCCGACGTGGTTCGTCGTTCCCTAACGCCTCTCAGGAGCCGACCGATGCGCACCTTCAAGGACAACGCGGGCCGCACCTGGACGATCTCGCTCACGGTCGCCGCCGTGAAGCGCGTCCGCGACCTCGCGAAGCTCGATCTGCTCGACCTCGCCAACGGGCGAGTCTTCGAACGCCTCGTGGCCGACCCGGTCACCCTCTGCGACGCGCTCTACGCCGCGTGCAAGCCGCAGGCCGACGCCGAGGGCATCACCGACGAGCAGTTCGGAGAAGCGATGGCGGGCGACGCGATCGAGCACGCCTCGAAGGCGCTCGTCGAGGAGCTCATCCAGTTTTTCCCGAACGCCCGCGAGCGGGCGGCGCTCTCGCGGGTCGTGCAGACGATGGATGCCGCGATGGACCGGGCACGATCGACCGTCGAACGACGGATCGAGAGCGGCGAGATCGAGCGCGCGATCGAGCTGGCGACTGCGGACACGACTCAGGCCACGACGGCTGGATCGTCGTCCATCGGCTCGCCGGAGTTGCCGGTGTCGATCCGAGCGGCCTGACTCTGCGAGAGCTTGACGCGATGGCCGACGGAGCCATGCGCGAGCGATGGTCGCACACGTCCTCGCTGATGGCGCTCCTCGCGAATCTCCAGCGAGACCCGAAGAAGGGCAAGCGC